GATAAAATACGGACGCAAAGTCGTGGATGCGGCAGGGAGAGCATTGAATGATCGAACACCTAAATGGTATCGTTACGCTAGTAGCAAACACCCCTTCGTATGTGGCGGAGTATCCACTGCTATTCTTGTGGAAGATTGCGCTAGTGCTTGCGCTTGTCACGAGGTAGGATCGGGCGTTGCATTGCTCGGCACTAATCTTCTTTCGGAACACATCGAGGTTTTGAAACAATATGACCGTGTGTTCGTCGCTCTTGACAAAGACGCTACCGATAAGGCAATTACGATGGTACGAACGCTTCACTCGCACGTGCCGACACGCCTCATGGTGTTGCACACGGACTTGAAGAACATGGAAAAGGACGAACGGAATGACTTCTTACGATCCCATATCAATCGATAAACAGGTACTCGGATTCGTACTCGACAACGACTTCTTCACGAAGGTGTCGAACATCGTAACACGAGACATGTTCACCGGGGAGATGCGCGACGTGTTCGACGTGATATCGTACGCGCACACGCAGTATGGTACGTCAGTAAACGTACGCGAACTCGGTGCGTTGTTCAACGACCGTAACCCTGCAATGCCCGACTCGACACGAGAGAAGGCACAAGACCTCATCGCCGGACTCGAAGCGGGTACGCCTGACAGGCACGACCTATACCTCGACTTGGTGAATAATTTCTGGCTGCGTGACCGTGCGCGTCAGATCGGGGAGAAGGCTATCGAAATCTTCACCGGAGAGAGCGAGGACTTCGGCGGCTTGCGTCAACTTATTGACGTTGTAGAGGATGGTCGGATTTCTGACAAGACGACGTACAGTGTCGTCGAGGATGACATCGACACACTCTTGGACGAAAACACGGGAGAACCCGACTTCCCTTTTGAGTTCGAGTTGATCCGGGAACACGTACCGGGCCTAGACCGGGGCAACTTGGGTATCTTGTTTGCGCGTCCGGAAGTCGGAAAGACGACGTTTTGCTGCTTCCTTGCCGCGTCGTACATTCGTCAGGGGTTCAAGGTTACGTACTGGGCAAACGAGGAACCGGCAAAGAAGATTAAGCTGCGTATCATTCAGTCGTTTGTTGGAATAACAAAGGACGAGATGAAGGCGGACCGTGAGCGGCTGCGTACCGTGTACGCCCGTGACATCGCACCGTACCTGACAATCATGGATTCGGTGGGTACGTCTGTCGAAGAGGCGGATGACTACGCCAAACTCAACAAGCCGGACGTGATGTTCATGGATCAGCTAGACAAGTTTCGCATCGGCGGGGAGTACAACCGGGGTGACGAACGCTTGAAGGAAACGTACGTGAAGGCACGAGAGATTGCCAAGCGCAACGACTGCCTCGTCTGGGCCGTGAGTCAGGCGAGTTACGAGGCGCACGACCGTCAATTTATTGACTACTCGATGCTCGACAATTCGCGTACGGGTAAGGCGGGTGAGGCCGACATCATCATCGGTATCGGCAAGACGGGTGCGAGTGACGTGACCAACACGGTTCGGCACGTGTGTATCTCGAAGAACAAAATCAACGGATACCACGACATGATCAACGCAAACATCGACGTACAACGAGGAGTGTATTACTGATGAAATGGGGGGAAGTAGCACCTGACGGTAGAGTAGCTGTGGGATACCGCCGTGAGAAGAGGAAGGACGGTACCATTTATGAATATATAAGGTGGACTTCGCAGGAAGCTTTTGAACGGCGTAGACTCAGAACTAATCGTAGAAACTCATTCCGAATGAAACGCAGAAGACACTGGCTAACTAAATATAAACTTTACAAGGGCTGTGAGAGATGCGGATATAATGAGCATGGTTGTGCATTACATTTTGATCACATTGATCCTTCTAAAAAGAAAAAGCAGGTGTCTACGCTCATAAAAAGCACGATAAAGAATTTAATACTAGAGGTGAGAAAGTGTCGAGTGTTGTGTGCTAATTGTCATGCGGTAAAGACACAAGAGGATAGACAGATAGCGCGAGGGCAACATGAACATCTTGACGTTTGACGTGGAGACAACCCACACCGAGAAGCGTGGCGGTGGTTACTCACCCCTGCCGTACTTCGGCAACCGCTTGGTCTCTATCGGGTACAAGTGGCTGGTCAGTGGTGTGGACTACGACTGCTACTACCACTCGACCGAGCCGACCACAGTGGGTGCGTACGACAACTTTCAACGCGCCCTTTCCTTCGCTGACGTACTCGTCGGCCAAAACATAAAGTTCGACTTGCAGTGGATACGCGAGTGTGGCTTCACTTACGATGGAGACATCTATGATACGATGGTTGCTGAATATATACTTTCGAAGGCACGGCGTTGGCCTCTCGGACTTGCTGCTCTTGCAAGGAAGTATGGTGTCACCCAAAAGGAGACTGACCTTGTTTCGCCGTATATCGAGAATGGCAAGACGTTCTACGACATACCGTGGGAAATCGTACGAGAGTACGGAATAGCCGATGTGAAGGCTACGGAAGAAATCGCACTGAAACAGCTAGACGCCTTTGGCGTAACATTTGAGGAGTTGTTCGATGGAAAAGGGCTTGATACCCACACTAAAGCTATCGCTTGAAATGACAGACGTACTCGCTCGTGTCGAGCGTGTCGGCCTAAAGATAAACATGGATACGCTCGACGAGATCGAGAAGATGTATACCGAAGAGCTAGAGTCCTTAGAGGCGCGTCTCAACGACTTGGCGCGTGACGCGATGGGCGACACGCCTGTTAGCCTGACAAGCCCCGATGACCGGTCGATGCTACTCTACTCTCGTAAGGTCAAGGACAAGCGTGAGTGGTCGCGTACGTTCAACTTGGGTATGGAGCAGCGCGGCGCAACGATGAAGCCGAAGCAGCGTACCCGCTTCTCCCAGCGTGAGTTCAACCAGACTGTACGTCGTATGACGGACATCGTTTACAAGACACGTGCCGAAACGTGTACCGGGTGCAACGGTCACGGTCGTAACCGCGTAACGAAGAAGGATGGTACGCTCGGCAAAGCGGTACGTGTGTGCAAGCGGTGCGATGGTGTCGGCGTCCTTTACATACCGAGTACGGAAGTTGCCGGGTTCAAGATATCACCACGAGATTCGTACGATGTGGCCTCTGCAGGGTTTCGTACGGACAAGGAGACACTCGACGTACGCTCGTCCGAGTTGTCCGGTCCGGCTCGTGAGTTTGTCACGGGGTACGTCCGGTTCAATGCGTTGCGTACGTACCTCAACACATTCGTAGAAGGGATCAAGAACAATGTCGATGAGAAGGGATTCATACATCCGGAGTTTATGCAGTGTGTTACGGCGACGGGTCGCCTTTCGTCTCGCAATCCTAACTTTCAGAATATGCCACGTGGAAATACCTTCGCTATACGCAAGGTGGTCGAGAGCCGCTTCGAGGGCGGCTTCATCGTTGAAGGAGATTATTCGCAGCTAGAGTTTCGGGTTGCCGGGTTCCTTGCCAACGATGCACAGGCGTACATCGACGTACGGGATGGAACGGACGTACACAACTACACCGCATCCGTTATCGGCTGCACACGACAAGAGGCGAAGGCACACACCTTCAAGCCTCTCTATGGGGGCACGACCGGCACAGAGGCTCAACAACGCTACTACAGGGCGTTCAAGGAGAAGTACGAGGGTGTTACCCAGTGGCACGACCACCTCCAGCGTACGGCTGTTGAGAAGCGAGTAATCGCCCTTCCGTCCGGACGGGAGTACGCCTTCCCCGATGCCCGGTGGACAAAGTACGGGACGGCTACCCACCGCACCTCGATCTGTAACTACCCGGTGCAGGGGTTCGCTACGGCTGACTTGCTTCCTATCGCACTCGTCGCCTTAGAGAAGGTCGTACGCGATTCCGGCGTACGGAGCGTTATCTGTAACACGGTACACGATTCGATTGTGATGGACGTACACCCGGACGAAAAAAATATTTGCATAGACATGATGAAACACGCTATGCTATCGTTACCCTTTGAAACTGTTCGACGTTACGGTGTCACGTACAACATGCCCGTCGGAATAGAGATCAAAGCAGGTAAAAATTGGCTTGACTTGCACGAAGTAGAACTGTAAGATGGCCGTTACCGACTATCCAATCGTAAAGGAGTAAAGGATATGGATGGAACAGAAATCATGGAAATGAATAACGACATGGACGCACTCGTTTCTGCGTTGCAGAGTGACGACACTGATCTACTAAAGAAGCTCACCGGACAGGGTGATGGCGGCAGTGACCGTGTAGGCTTGCCTCGTCTCGGTATCAACTACGATCAGGAAACTGACGACGGTAATCCGCTCGTACGTGGTGACTGGAAGATTTTTGTAGACGGTGAATTCCTCTATTCGCCCGAAGTAAAAATCCAAGCCCTGATGCGTATGTTCGAGTATTCCATGTGGGATGCCGAAGCAAACGACGGACGGGGTGGCTTCTCGTGTAAGTCAGTCCAGAAGCCGAAGTTCGACGGTACGTTCCCCGACACGGAGGGCGGTAACAAGTGTGGTCGCCTCACCCGCCAAGAGGAAGAGCAACTCGATCAGCAAGACCCGGCTTACCTCAAGAGCCGTGCCGTGATCTGCAATCAGGTTATCTACGGTACGATCTCGGGTACGTTTAAGAACGGCGCGGGCAACGAGGTTACGCTCGAAAAGAAGCCGATGATCGCGTACTTCAAGAAGTCAGGCTTCAAGCCGATTGCGGACTTCATCAGTGGTCTCGGTCGTCAAGACAAGCTGATGGCTCACTGTGAGATCAACCTTCGTACCCACAAGAATAAGAAGGGTAGTGTCGTTTACTGGACTCCCGTACCTACGCTCTCTAGCGTGGTAGGTCTCGACGACGACGACAAGCAACTCGTGGTGAAGTTCGATCAAACCATCCGTGGTCACAACGAAGCCGTGCTTCGTGAGTTCAAGGAAGCACAGAAGCAGATGCTTTCTGAGGATGACTCAGACTTGGCATCGGACTTCACAGATGCTGCTTAACATACAAGACTACATGAGTCGGGCAATTCGGGGGGACGTAAAAGTCTCCCCGGAGAACCTCGAATTATTCGTCAAAGAATCTCGTGATGCTATCGAAAAACAATTCGGTGGCCGCAAGCGCGAGTACCGCATTCGTATGTCCGGCTTGGGCAAGCCCCTGTGTCAGCAGGTTTTGGACAAGCACGGCATCGAGGAGTCGATGCAGTACAACAGCATCGCACGATTTGCGTTCGGCGACTTGACTGAGGCGTTACTCATGCTCGTGATGCGCGAGGCCGGTATCGACATTGTTGACTTCCAAAAAGAAGTATCCCTAGAGATTGAGGGCATCACCGTAAAAGGTACGCTCGACGTTATCATACGGGGTGACGACGGAAGGGAGCGCGTCTGGGATATCAAGTCCGCAAGTGACTGGGCCTTCAAGAACAAGTTCACTGGCTCTGGGGGTTACGAACATATCAAGAATGATGACCCGTTCGGGTACGTCATGCAGGGGCACTTGTACGGTGCCGCCACAGGCTTGGACTTCGGCGGATGGATCGTTATCAACAAGTCGAGTGGTGAAGTTGCTATTGTCGAGGCGTACGACTGGACAGGCGACGACCGTATAACGTACATGCTCGAAGCTGCACAACGCGTTAACTTCCTTGCCGATCCTAACGTGAAGCCGTTCAAACCGTACCCGGACGAGTTCGAAACGTACAAGCGGAAGGGTGAGGTACACCGCACCGGCAACAAAGTCTTGCCGAAAGAGTGCGGCCTCTGTGGATTTCGTGGTCACTGCTGGCCTGACGCTATCCTCCACGAGCGGGTAACGTCACAAGCCAAGTCTCCTCCGAAGGTATGGTACACGCGTCTCAAGACAAAGGAGCTATGATGTGGCGTACGTTTTTATTCGAGACTACGATCTCGAACTCTTAGAACTCAACAAGGACATGTACCACGTGTACGTCGAGTCTCACGTTGGTGCGGGTGGTGAACGCAAGACTGTCTTCCTCCGACAGCACGAGCGCGGCTTGCCCCTGACTTTGCGTAACAATTTCAGTGACTTGGGTGCGCTATCCTCCGAGACGGAGAAGCGTGACATCACAACCGTCGAGGCAGAGATCGGGAAGATTAGTCGCCTTGCAAACTCCGGAGTAAATGTATGCGTCCCACTGACTCGCTTGACAAACGAATTCTCGCCTTTGGAACGTCTGTCCCCAAAACTGGCAGGGTATCTGCTAAAAAGGCTAGCGTCCGTCGGAATGCGTCTATGAAGCAAAGTTCGGCTATGAAGGCCGGATTCCGTTCGACATTCGAACTCAACCTCGCCCGAGCCTTGTCTGAGAAGGGCGTACCATACGAGTACGAAACGACGAAGCTGACGTACATACCCAAGCCGCGTACGTATACGCCAGACTTCTACATCCCGGAGACGAACATCTACGTCGAAGCGAAGGGGCACCTCGACAAGGGTGACCGCATGAAGATGCTGCTCATCAAGGAGCAATACCCCGACCTAGACATACGCTTTGTATTCCTACGAGCGAACAACAAGATTTACAAAGGCTCGAAAACCACCTACGCTGACTGGGCTACGAAGCACAAGTTCGAGTGGGCAGAGGGTTCGATCCCAGAGGAGTGGTGCAAGAATGGACGATAGAGAGATGCAGTCGATGTTAGAAAAGGCGAGTCTGCTGCCCGAGCGGTGGTACCTCGTCTTCCGGCAGGGTGACGACGACGATCATGTGATGATGACGGCGTATGATACCACTACAGACGATGAGGATGACGAGTACATCCCGGCGGGTGCGATCATCCTTTCCGGACTCGTCGAACTGATGGAGACGGATTTCGAGCGCGTGATGGCTGCGGGTATCGCCCGCCTACAGTTCGAGGCTACACAGGAGGCTATGGTTGCAGAGACTGGCAACGGTCCCGACGTGAAGCACGATCCGGAAACGAACATTGTCAAGGTTAGCTTTGGGAAGACGCAATGATCAAAGAGAACTGGAACCTCAACAACTATCAGATGCAAGCGCGTACGTTTGCTATCTATCCCGAATCTTCGAAGGTGACGTACCCCGCTCTCGGCTTGGCCGGAGAGGCTGGTGAAGTTGCGGACAAGGTGAAAAAGATCATCCGCGACAAGCGCGACGACGCTCGGTTCAAGGGGGAAATCGCAAAAGAAATCGGAGATGTCTTGTGGTATTGCGCCGTGCTTGCAGACGACTTGGGCTTCTCCCTGCAGCAAGTTGCAGAGATGAACATTTATAAGTTGAAGTCTCGTAAGGTTGCCGGTACGATTGGTGGCAGTGGAGATGATCGATGAGACACGAGGCGTACATGAAAATGAAGGCAACGGAAGAAGACGAAGAGAAGTTGTTGAATGAGTTTTACGCGGAACGAACCGACATGGTGAACAGTCCGCCGCACTACAATCAGGCAGGGATTGAGTGCATCGATGCTATCGAAGCCGCAACGAGTGACGGCTACGAATACTACCTGCAAGGAAACATCATAAAGTACCTCTGGCGTTATCGTTACAAGAATGGCGTTGAAGACCTGAAAAAGGCACAGTGGTATCTCGGTAAGCTAATTGAGGAGACAAGTAATGAATAATATGCTACCAACACCATACCAACAGTTTATCCACAAGTCGCGGTACGCTCGTTGGATCGACGACGAACAGCGCAGGGAGAACTGGGATGAGACTGTATCTCGGTATGTTTCTTTTATGGGTGGCCATGTGCGTGATAACCACGGCTATAAGCTTTCTGATTCACTGACACGTGAGATCACGGACGGTATTATGTCGCTTGCGGTTATGCCGTCGATGCGGGCGATGATGACATCCGGACCCGCCTTAGCTCGTGACAACATCTGTGGCTACAACTGTTCGTACATCCCGGTGGACAACCCTCGTTCGTTCGACGAGTGTATGTATATCTTGATGTGCGGTACGGGTGTAGGCTTCTCTGTGGAGCGGGAGAACGTGGACAAGCTTCCGGTGGTCAGTGATGCGATGCACGACTCCGACACCGTGATCAAGGTCGGCGACTCGAAGCCCGGATGGGCCAAGTCGTTGCGGGAGTTGATCGGGCTTCTATACGTGGGTCAGGTTCCGAAGTGGGACTTGTCTGGCGTACGTGCATCTGGTGAGCGCCTTAAGACTATGGGTGGCCGTGCGTCCGGTCCCGGCCCACTCGACGACCTGTTCAAGTTTACCGTTGCCCTGTTCAAGAAGGCACAGGGTCGCAAGCTCTTTCCTATCGAGTGCCACGACCTGATGTGCAAGATTGGGGAGATTGTCGTGGTTGGTGGGGTTCGCCGCTCGGCCCTCATCTCACTCAGCAACTTGAACGATGATCAGATGGCACACGCCAAGTCGGGTATGTGGTGGGAACACGAGGGTCAACGTGCCCTTGCCAACAACTCGGTTGCGTACAAGGGTAAGCCGGAAATGGGTACGTTTATGCGCGAGTGGCTTGCCCTATACGACTCCAAGTCGGGTGAGCGTGGCATCTTCAACCGTGAGGCTGCTGACGTACAGGCTGCTCGTAACGGACGCCGTGAGGCTGGCCACATGTGGGGTACGAACCCTTGCTCTGAGATCATCCTTCGTCCGTACCAGTTTTGTAACCTGTCGGAGGTTGTGGTACGCGAGACGGACAGCTTGGAAGACCTCAAGCGAAAGGTACGCCTCGCTACAATCTTGGGTACGTTACAGTCCACACTCACCGACTTCAAATACTTGAGGAAAGTATGGCGTACAAACACAGAAGAAGAACGCTTGTTGGGCGTATCCTTGACTGGTATCATGGATCATCCGATTTTGTCAAAGACCGTCGATTCCCCTCGCTGGCTCGAAGAGATGAAGCGAGTCGCCGTCGATACGAACAAGGAGTACGCAGAGAAGCTTGGTATTCCACAGTCGGCTGCTATCACCTGTGTAAAGCCGTCGGGTACTGTGTCGCAACTGGTGGACGCTGCAAGCGGCATTCACGCTAGACATAACGACTACTACATTCGTACCGTCCGGGGTGACAACAAAGACCCCCTGACGCAGTTCCTCAAGGATCGCGGCGTACACAATGAGGCGTGTGTGATGAAGCCGGACTCGACCACAGTCTTTTCGTTTGCTATGAAGTCTCCGGACAACGCCGTGACCCGTACGCAGATGACGGCTATCGAACAGCTAGAGTTGTGGAAGACGTACGCAATCAACTGGTGCGAACACAAGCCATCCGTTACTATCACGGTAAAGGAAGACGAGTGGATGGACGTGGGTTCGTGGGTGTACGAGAACTTCGACGTGGCATCAGGCGTATCGTTCCTTCCGCACTCGGACCACACGTACCAACAGGCTCCGTATCAGGACATCGAGGCTGATGACTATGCGGAGTGGCAACAGGCGTATGGTCACTTGGAGATTGACTGGAATGCCTTGTCGGAGTACGAACGTGAAGACAATACGTCCGGCTCACGTGAGCTAGCGTGTACGGCTGGTGTGTGTGAAGTCGTGGACTTGAACGCGGCGTAGCGTATAATGTTTCATTAACAGGTCATATCAGAGTTTAATGACTTGTTAATGAAACAGCCAATTTTATACATATCACGGCGATGTGTAAAGAAAACGGAGAATTTTTAACATATGAAGCTAGAAGTTGCGGAATACGTAGAGTTGAAAGACGGGGGTGCTGTTGTCACCTTCGAGATGGATGAAGAAACACGTTCGGGCTTGATATCCGAAGCCATAGAGCGTAGACTCATCGAAGGATTGCAAAGGATGCCAGATGTTCCCGAAGAAGAAAGACAAATCGACCTCGAAGAATACATTGCCGATTTGGAAGCAAGGGAACGGGTGGGTACAGTACAGCCCACCGAAGAATCATCCGGCGCAAACGGAGTGGAAAAAGATCAATGATCGAAGTAAAGATAACGCCTGAGTTAGTCGAACGTGCAAAGAAAAAAACTGCCACTGTAGGCGTACTACAGGGCAGCATCACGGGCAGTTCGAGTCATGTGGTGGGTGCTATCGGTGAACTCGTCGTAGCCGACCTCACGGGGGCTACAGAAGCAAACACGCACGACTACGATCTCGTACTCGACGGTAAACGCATCGACGTAAAAACGAAGCGGTGCAACACGCCGCCCAAAACGTACTACGATTGTACGATTGCGGCGCACGGCACGAAGCAAGACTGTGACTCGTACGTTTTCGTACGGATCAAGATTGACGGTAGTAAGGCTTGGGTATTAGGGGAAATCGACAAACGTACGTTCTACGAAAACGCAACGTACCACCGCCGTGGGGAAGTTGATCCGGACAACGGGTTCACTTTCAAGGCGGATTGCTACAACCTTGCAATCAGTGAGTTACGAGACATTGAAGCCAAAAGCACAACTCTTTAAGTTCGAAGTGAACCTCCTCACCGACGGTAATGTGGAGATGCTTTTCGATTGCGTCAATCCGGAAGATTTCGAGCGTACAATGAATGAAGGGATGCCGGAGTACGAGGGTTCGCACTCGGTAGCATCCCTTCTACGCTACTTGAAAACTATGACTGACGAGATTATGCAGAAGTCTTCTTCTTACCTTTAGCCATACCGCCGTACATCATAGGCATATTCGGCTGCTGCTGCTGCATAGACACGTTCTGTTGCATCGGCGTTGCCGACATCATGCCCCCCGCTTGAGCCTTCTTGCGGGGTTTTTTCGTGGCCATGCCGCCGTACATCATCGGCTTACGCTTGGCTGCGCCACCATACATCATGGCCTTGCGCGGGCCGTTGTTGTACATTTTCATTTGAATTTCTCCTCACTGCAGCGGGTTCGGCGGGTTATCCGGATCACGTCTGCTTTCAGTTACGATTTCTTTGATACGCTCTTGTATCTGTTTGATACGATTCTTCTGTTCTCCCGTACGCGCACGGAAGTCAATCGCCGTAAGCTCCCGGAGTTCATCCTGTAGTTGAAGGAGTTCGGACTGACGACCGGTCTCCCGCTCTTCTTGGCGGATGTCCGCCTCTTCGACGAGTAGTTCTTGACGCTTAGTAGCATCGTCGCCGAAAATTTCATCGAGTGCCGGAATCTCTCCTCCGCTTTCAAAGATACCTTTTGCCAAGTAAATCTTTGTGCGGAGAGTCAGAAGCTCCAAGTCAGCCCGGTTGATTTCGTCCGGGTTCTTTACGATCTTAGCGAGTACCTCTGCAGCCTGTCTGTCTGACATAGCAAGACGAAGCATCTTCTGTTTGCGGAGAAGCATCATACGTCCCGTAACTTCTGTCGCCACGTACGGTATAGATACGAGACCTCGCGCGATGTTGAAGACCCGCGAAAACAAGCTGTCGAGAGACATTGCCCGAATGTCTGGAGCAGATCGGAATCCGGCACCGTCACCGATTACCATACGAGAGTAGTCAGCGAATAGCTTCATGTCTTCGAAGTGTTCGTCTCCGAGAACTGCCCGCATAACTTCTGCTTTTCTTTCGGTGTATACGTAGTCAGCAAGCATCTGAGGTTCGCGGAATGTAGTGGTCGTACCTGTCGCTCCGTGCGGAAACTCGACTTGACTTCCCATCTTCTCAAAGAAGCCTCGCTGGTACATGTAGGCAAGAGATCGGCGCACCTCTGTTTCGTCCATACCCTGACGTACAAAACTGTCAACCACATTCTCGATAGATCGTACATTCGCATTTTCAAAGACGACATCGAAAAACTTTGCAGGGTCTTTGATTAAACCGGTGAAGGTTTCGTCGGTGCCTAGAATCTTTTGACTTCGTTGTATTTCATCCCGCGCAGCGATGTTGAGTTCACCGCCCTGATCGTTGATTTCGTCACGAATTTTGTTGAACTCTTGACGTACGTTTGCGTCTGCTTCGAGAAGCTCGTCAAAGTTTCGTGTCCAGCCGCGTATGTTTGTGGACTGCAAGAGTGGGCGAAAATCGTACGTTGAAGCATCTGCTCCGTCTCGGACCGGAACTCTGAGAGCCTCCTCGACCTTTGTCAGTCTAGCCGCTCTGCCAAAATCGTAGTCGCCCTTTGTGGCAATACGCTTAATGGCCTCTTCCCGAGTGATCGGTCGTCCTATCGTTTGAGCCACGTCCATAGCAGCAGTTATCTGACCCTCGTACGAAAGAGCAAGTTTCTTTGCAACTAGGGTTTCGAGCAGAGTAGATACAGTGTCTGCATTCCGACGACGCTGTGCGCTCGATACATCGAATCCGTACGCGCCACCTTTTGTTTCTTTTGGAAATGTGACTCCTCCGGCAAAATACATAATACGATCCCGCTGATCGACAATCCGGCCCATTATTTCTTCACGTTTAGATATATCCGTTTCATTGATGTATTTCACAACATCGTTGGCAATACGTACAAAAGGTGCATGTGGAGCTTTGCTAACGCTCTTGTATCTATGCTTACCCTCGCCCGGACGCATATCTTTTACGTTGCGACGTACGAGCGAACGTTGTGCATCGCCACCGAGAGTGTTAATGTCGGTCTGATAGCCGACTACTTCTTGCCATCTCGACCGTGCTGTGCGGATCATCGTTGAAAGCTCTGGGTCAGTCTGCGCGTACACATCGTCCACGATACGAGAGAACTTCTTATCAACGGCACCAGATGACGCGATACCCTTCTTGGTGGCCTCGAAGTCACGGAATGCTCGGTAGAGGTCTTCGGTCTCGGACACTGTGGCCTTGAACGCGGTTGCAGCATCGTCCCCCTGAAACAAGTCGAGAGCAGCTTCTGTATAGTTCTTGTAGCCTCCCGCAGTCATCATCTCGCCGAGATCGTCTGCGTACTTATCAGACAAACCCCTTCTAGCCGCACTTTCAAAGGCGCGTTGGGCGCGACCACCCATACCCTCAAAGAACTCTGATCCACCACCAAAAAGGTACTTGAATTCACGGCCTTCAAAGTCAGCAGCAACATTCATGAGTTGCTCTGCTACGGAACGAAGATCGATGAATGCACCCTTGTCCGCAGTGTACTTGTCAATCTTACGATACTCGATTTTACCGAGAGCATACTTCGTACCCATCTCCGAATCGAAGAGAGTGTCAGCAATGGATCGTGCAGCCTGTACGACTTCGCTGTCAGCCATGTTGGCAGACGCACCCGCAAGACCCCGAGCCTGTTGGCGGGCACCCTCCATAACTTCAACAGCAGTTTCTTGTACTAAGCGGGCTTCATCGACAGTTGCCCGAAGTTCTTTGGGAAGGAGAAGAGTTTTCAGTTCGACAATCTTGTCAACAGTTTGATCGTCAATGTCAGTCATTGCACCCTTCGAGAAATTACGAAGATGACGATTTAGTTCTTGACGCTTGAGAGACAAGCCATCCTCGCCCTGCTGTATTAGCTGCGCCGACTCTTCTAAGAACTTTTGAAGCTGATCGTTTAGTTCCGGGTTTACTCCGCTCTTGCCCTGTATCTTCTTGGATATGACTTCCTGAATTCTTCCGAGACTTGCGTAGGTGTCCTCTTCTGCTGTCATAGCCGCAAGGACAGTATCCATTTTCTTATCGTCGAGCATCATGCCCGGTGTGAGAGCGCCACCGTATGACTTCTGTATAGCAATCAGGGGGGATAGTCCGCTAGCCTGTGCCAAGCTCAAGTGCAAAGAACTCATCGTTTCGTCGATGTCTTCATCAGAGAAAACGCGATTACCCTGCTGATCGAGAGAATTACGCATATTCATCTCGATACCGTCCATAGTTTCGCCGTAGTTTTCGAAAGCACGATCTACGCGGTCCCGAAACTCTGGCTTCAAGTTCGAGTAGATTTGTTTGAAGGCGTGATACGAACGTACCGTTTCATCCGTAACCGTCATACCCTCACTTTCGAGAGTCTTGCGGAGTTGCGCCATGTCACGCCCCTCTGCAATGTTACGAGCAAAGATACCTACGAGGGGTACGTTTGAAAAAAGATTTGCCATGTCCTTGATAACAGGACCGCCAACGGGTATGTTTACTGCGAGTTTAGTTGTACCTCGAAACAGACCCGGAGCTAGCATAGGAGACATCAGCATAGAGAACGTCTCTACGGTGTCTTTCTCTACACCAGACCACACGTACGGCACGACTTCTGGGGACAAAGCGATAGCAGTAGATATGATAACGTCATCAGCTACGAGGTTGCGTGTGTACGGATTGTTGATCACTGTCGCGCCCGGAACACGGAATCCTACTGTGGTTGATCCGCGAACGTACGAATTGAGAGCCTTTTTTGTGGACGCGAGTTCCGCGTCGAACATCTCGGCCAAGTTCCTGCGGGCTTCTCGTACCTGTGTCATAGGTGCAGCTTGATCCTCGATGACACTCATGTACTGACGAGCTTTAGACGAGAACGCCTTCACCTCTGCTGCCGCACCCGGATCGATAGTGAAGGGCATAGTCTTAAAACGGTTGAGTTGTTCGATACGATCATCGTAGCCCGCCAGCGTTTCGAGATGCCGACTGAGTTGCGTACCCATGTTGACATTACCCTTGTTGACACGAAACGCACCAACCGTAGCCAAGTTCCACGTCTTTCTAAACGCCTTTTGAAGTCCGGGCTGCTGTTTCTTGAGTGACTTCCAGACTTCCCAGTCACTCATCGCCTCGCCATTTTCCTTGCGAAATCCACCCGGATTTTCCTTGCGGATTCTCTGGATTTTCCTACTAGACGTTAAGCCTTTAGTGACACTCAGGGCACTCAACCCGAGTGTCAAAGGAATTGTCGTACCCGCAAAAACAGCGAACTTCTCTGACGCAGCGAGGTCATTGTACGCAAGGTCGATGAGTTCGCCGACCATTTCAACCGGAAGAGGAACATCTTCGTAGACAGTGTTTCCGTTTTCGTCGAACTCACTTACGTACGGCATACCCTCCACACCCTGAAACTTAGCCTCTTCAGAATCGTAGTCGGGGTCTTCAGGACGTACGATACGTGTTTTTACGCGCTGATGTGACGCTCTCCACGCTGCATCAGCCACGTCCTTGTCTTCGTATTGTGCGTAAAACTGGCCCTTGTACCACTGCTGTACGTCCGTTGCGGCAGAGTCGAGAAAGTCAACCTTGTTGAGATAGTTTTCGTACCAGCGAGTTGCGTCTCCCCAACCCTGCATCTTTTCTTGGAAGAGTTGTGAGAACCGTTCACCGAATGGAGTGTCGAGTGCATCCTCTTCGTCGTCAGCGGATAGTGCCTGATATCCTGCAGTTGCAGCGTTGACTGCCATAGCACCGAGAGTAGGCATACGAGCAAAATCCGCCGGTATGTTACGAAAAGTCTTCCCGAATTCGGTGAGCAAGTCTCCCGTAGCAAAGGCATCCAAAAAGATATCCTGTGTCACCTGCGGTAGCTGGTACTTGTTTTCGGAAAAGATACGCGCTACGTTTTGACGGTTCTCGATAACTTCGATAACGGCGTTCTGTTGCTCCTCTGGCAGAGCAGCTAGCTTCGGAGACAAACGTACCTTCTTATACTCCGGTCCGAAGAATGGCCCGACAGGCTGTCCGACTTCACGCACGGGAACTGTTCTCTGTCCCATGTAAGCATTACGAAGGGACATCTGAGCGTTCGAATTGAGGGCGTTGTAGTTACGCTCGTCGATCTCACGAACACCCGTGATTGAGTAATCCCCGATTTTTCCTGCCCCGGTCTGGCCGGTGACGTACGACATGAAGCTCGACTCCATCTCGCCCGGAGAGGGAGCAGCCGTTTCGCCCGTCTGTTGTGCAATATCTTCACGGGCAATAGCCTCGATGTCGATACCCGAATCCGCCGGTACTACGGATTTCAAGTCGCCGATGATGCCCGTCAGTTCGTTAGCTCTTGTCGCCATACTTATGAAGTCCTACAAAGTTTTTTATTGAACCGGATCGTACACGGTTCGCATCTTGCCGCCGATCTCTACCTGTTTGCGGTTAAATTTACCGATTACATTATTGTCAGGGTCTACGATGTTAAACGTACCATCTCCGTTCGGACGTTCTGTCAAGTTTCTTTTCAGCATGTCCGCCACAGTCAGCCGTCCGGCAACGGCTTGCGAAGCAGGAGCAGCCGGACTAAAGCCCATCCCGAAGTCGGTCGAGGAATCATACTGGGAGACACCCGTACCGTCAGTTGTGGTGTAATCACCCGCCTGACCCGCTCCGAGAGGCTTGTCACCTGTTAGAGGTCGGCTAGATTGCTGCGTAACAACCATCGACTTGTCTGTCCCCGGAATACTCGATGCTGCGGGTCGTGTGTCGGTTGCAGCAGCCGCTTCCGGACCGGCCTCGACAACAGGAGCAGATGTATCGCCGTTTCGCATCTGTTGTGCTGTGGATATAACCGTATTTGCTTCTTGTGAGGTCAGAGGTACGAGAGTCTTGCCATCAGAGAGCAAGCCGTAGAACTGATAACCCGCTGTAGCATCGTCAGGGTTGACGAGCTTGCCACGAGTAGCGATGATAGAAAGTGTTTGATCGCCTCTCTGTAGCGGAACTGTGATGTTTTCATCCTGACCGACGTACGTGTTCGTGAAGACTTGTTCGTCGTTAAACTGTTCGATGCTAACTGGTGTGACTACAGGGGCATCACTTGTATTCGTAGCCGGATCAACAGCGTTATAGTGTGCCCGACGTGCCCGACGTGCGAGTCTGTCAGCTACGAGAAGTCTACGATCATCTCGTGTTATACGGCGCTTGTCTACAATACCGCGAGTCACTTCTAAGTCACGAGACCTCTTTTTAACATCGTCAATCACTGTCTGAATTGCTCGGAGTTCACCCGCCTTATCAGTAGCACCAAAACCTGACAGCTTTGCGAGGTTACGCTGAATATCTGCGTCAGACAGACGACCTGCATCGTCTTCGGCCTTAGCCAAGTCTGCTGCGATGATGTAGCGCAGAACGTCCTTTTCTGCAATAGTAACGAGTTCTCCACCCTTCCCGGCTGTTAAATGATTTCTCATAGCTCGGGCTTCGTCAGACATACCATCTACACCTAAGATACCTAGAACCTGATCAACTCTACCTGTTTCACCAAATGTTGACAAAAACTCTTTAGCGATTGTTTCAAAGAACGATCCTGATACAAAATCAGTTTGTGATGCGACTTCATAGAGCCTTCTAAGTTTGTCATTTGCGCTGTCTAGGGCAGCAGTTTTTTCTTCGAACTTAATCACCTTGATTCCGTATGATTTCTCGAACTGCTCTTCGAAGCTCTTGCTACTAAAGAAATCCGCGTCTTTGATGCCCGCATCAACCATGTCGCGCTCTGCTCGGCTGGTGATCATAGGGCGGAAGTTTACGAGGGCTTTTGCTTGGAGCAGCGGATCATCCTTGAACCGTTCGTTTGTTACTAGGTACTCTCCGATGGACGCTAGTTGCTCAGAAGATATATCTCCTCTTTTGTCTCCTGCGGCACCCCGCATGTACAGATCGGTGACGACTTGCATACCGTCTGCAAAGTCTTCGTGTGAATCAAACTGCATAGAGTAATTATAGAGGAAGTGCTGACTCGACATACCGTTGATAGTTGCGAGGCGATCTATTGCACCCTGCATATCCTCGTTGTAAATCTGAACACCATCAGAGTTTGTCAATTCGGACATGAGGAACGGAGCCATAGCCCCCTCCTCAGACTGGCCGTCTAACATACGCGCACTAACCGGAGTCATACTCTGGTTGTTACGCAGATCGACGCTAAACGGACTGTCTGGTGCCGCAATCATCGCAGCACTATCCGCGTCGAACCTTGCTGCCGAACCGATGTGGAAAAACTTGTCGAAGTATCCGTATCCATCGAGTTTATCGAGGGACATGTGACGCATCACGTTACCGTCTGTTGATGTTGTACGTGCAGTCAAGTACGTACCGGCAAGCTGTGGGACTTTGCTCTTAAAAATCTCACGGTCGCCGGGATTGTTGATAAAGTGCTGTTCGAACGCAGCCTTGTTTTCGAGAGCGTACTGATTCAAGCCTTCGTAGAGGATTACGTCGCCGCGTGTCGTACCTCGTTGATCGGCGTACTCTTCGGGTACGGCGAACTCTAGGTTGCCGATTTTGGCCGTGACCGTATCTACATCTTTTTTGGTAGATTTTAATGATCCGAGCAAGCCCATCGTATCTTCTTCGGTGATAACGTCACCCTTGTACGTACCAAAGATATCGATGCCGCCTTGCTCCTTTAGTGCTTTACGGCCTTCCGAAATATATTTAGATATAGCATCAACATTTGCATTATTAAAATCGTCACCGAGACCCGCTGTGATAACTGCATTGTGT